TGAACTTGGAGTGTACCCAAGGGGCCAAGCGGCCCCCAAGGTACGGACTAGGGAAGGGGATCAAACCTAGTCGCTAGACAGACCCACAGCATTTGGATAGTATCTAGCTACCGACTTGAGTTTCTCAAGCTCATTTGACAGTCGCGATCTCTGGAATCGACCATCGAGTCAGTTCCCGCATTATATCCCTACTGTCTATGACGTTCAATGATATCTCTTGTTGGTCGGGTTTATACGGATTAGACGTTACCAAATCTAATGCTGCGAAGCTGAAATCTGCTACCGACCCGCGTTTTAGATGGCGAGCGAGATCGGCGTAAGGTCAGATCTGCAAACAGGGTAAACGGGACACATTAATCGCCGCGAGGATTTTACAATCGCTGCCGCTATTTTTTTGGCAGTTGGGATTTAGATTTTCGCAGGTGCGATTTTTGGGTTGGGGTTCCTGACCAGGTACTACGGAAGGTAATGGTTCCTGCAATAGGTCGGTAGCTAGTTACAAGGTAGAGGGCCAGAAGGTGGTAGGGTGTCCCTAAAGCCATCTAATGACTAGTATTGCCTATACATTATTGCCTGCATTTATTTATAAAGTTTATTTGACAATGGGCGATTATAGATTATGATGGCAACGCTATATCATTTTATGAAAGAGGAGATAATTTATGTCAGACGATCCGTTTTACTTCCCGCCACTACCGCCTAAAACCCTAGAACAGGTCATGCAGGATAACCTTCCTGATATCTATGACCCTGATATCGGGGTCAAACAGGCTCCGCTCCATGTCTTAGAAGAAGTCTTGAAGGCATTCCGTACAGAAGATGACAGGCAGGAGTTTTACTTCAACGCCATGTCAATCAATGGTGATGCTCTTGAGGCTGTCGATTACCTTATGGAGATGGTTGACAAGTACCCTGAAGAGAAGTTCAGCAAGTATCTACACGAGCTACTGATTGACAGAGCGCAGGACGTTTTAGAGTTCGCAGAGGACTTTTTGGCGAACGAATACAAACTATCACAGATGTCAGTCACTTTTAACGCACAACCGATAAGTCATCTCAAAGACTACCGCGATAAGAAAGGGGAGTAATCGTGAACATCAAAAAGATACGAAAATATGCTGAAAAACACACCCAAACGAACCCACAGGACGCCCTGCGCCATGTAAACAACCTTTCCGATTACCTGAGAGATGTGCAGGAAGGTATTTTTCGCGGCCTTAGAGTCGATCAACTTTCAGATATGGACTCCCTGATATCACTGGTTAGTGACTTGATGGGATTTGAGCGTGAAAGTTTCTACAAAGATTATTCAATCAAAGAGGATTAATTATGAGAAAGAGTAGCCTAATCGTTATTGACGGCCTTGAGGCACAAGCCTTGGTCGAATACATCCGTAACCCCCATTCTGCCAGCCATGACGAGGCTATACGAGCCGTTGTGGAGCAGTTTATCGATGATATTGGCACTGGTACTGCACGAGAGATCAGCGTCCATACGCAGGAACTCAGGGAGGCTGACGATGAGTGAAGCTAAAGTAATCTGGGAAACCCTCTCAGCCATCAATGTGAATGAACACAAGAAGACAAAGGGCAGGTTTGACTACCTGCCTTGGAACTATGCTTGGGCAACCCTGATGGAACACTATCCAGAGGCCCAGTTCCGAGAGCTACCGGACGTTGTGCATGGTGACGGTTCAGTAACTGTCCACACAGAGATGGAGATCAGCGGCATAACCCGACCAATGTGGCTTGCTGTCACCGATCACAAGAACCAGGCTATTCAGAATCCAAGCTGCGATGACATATCTGACACCCGTATGAGGTGCTTTACCAAAAATATGAGTATGTTTGGACTCGGATTTTACATTTTTCAAAATCAAGGCGTTCCACAAGAGAAAGCCCACACAATAACTCCAGAACAGGCAAGAGAGATAGTGGACTTGATGGTCAACACCAAGACCCAAGAGTCAAAATTCTGTCAGGCATTTAATATCAAGAAGCTAGATCAATTGCCTGTTAATCAGTACGAGACAGCTCTCGCAATGCTAAACAAGAAGTTAGAGAAGCAGGGCGGTGACTCATGAGCATTTACAAGGAGATGTTTAACGGCTCTGATTACGTTCCGAAGCGGGATGATTTGAGACTCAGCGGCCAGATCAAAAGGGTACATGACCTCATGATTGACGGCTTACCGCGCACTTTAGGGCAGATTTCAGAGGCTACAGGAGATCCTGAAGCTAGTGTATCAGCCCAGCTACGGCATTTGAAAAAGGAGCGTTTTGGCGGTTTTATCGTGGAAAAAGAGCATATAGGCAATGGCCTGTACAGGTATTGGATGATGTCACCACCAGAGAAAGGACAGGGGGTTCTCGATGTCTAAAATTACTGTAGTAAATCAATCAAACAAGGAGTTTGTCATTGAGGGGGCTGAGTATGAAGCTCTCTACAGTCTAATTTATGTGGCTTACAACGATCTGTGTGGTGATCTGGATAATAAAGACTTATCTGATGCCAGTAGCATTGCTTTGAGCCGAGAACTAGACATATTCCGAAAACTGAAACAGATTTTTCAAAAGGAGATCGTATGAGCAGAGAAATAGATTGTGGCGGGCAAGGCACTGAGGAGTGGCTGAGAGCGCGTCTGGGAGTCCCTAGCGCGTCAAACTTTGCGAAGGTAGTCACCACTGCGGGCAAGCGTAGTACGTCCTTTAACGGCTATGTGAACGCCCTAATAGCAGAGAAGCTCACTGGTGACCCAACCTACGTCAAAATCACCGAGCCAATGGAGCGAGGCACTAGCCTGGAAGATGAAGCCAGAGCGATGTATCAGCTTATTGAAGAGGTTGATGTAAGGCAGGTGGACTTCATCAAGCACCCAAACATGGAAGTCGGATGCAGTCCTGATGGGCTGATAGACGTTAAGTGTGACCGTGGATTGATAGGTGGGCTAGAGATCAAATGCCCGTTACAGGGTACGCACGTTGAATACCTGAGAGCAGGTAAGCTGCCTTCCAAGTATCTGCTACAGGTTCAGGGTTGTATGTTTGTTACGGGTCGAGGCTTTTGGGATTTCATGTCTTACCACCCAAAGATGCGGCCATTTATGATTCGCACCTACAGAGATGATGACCTGATTAATGATCTAGTAACAAATCTACAAGAGGCCGTCCTGTTGATTGATGAGGGCGTTGATAAGTTCCAATGGGATGGAGTAAAGATATGAAAGGCGTAAACAAAGCGATTATTGTCGGTACGGTGGTGAAAGATCCCAGCATCAGGCAAGCAAAAGACACAGCGGTAGCTAACTTCTCACTTGCTACCAACTTCAAAGACACAGCCACTTATCACGACTGCGTAGCATTCGGGGCGGTTGTGGATAACTTCATATCTAAGTATGTCCATAAAGGCTCTAGGCTTTATGTAGAGGGCCGTCTACAGAACTCCAGTTACGATAAGGACTTTGGGGATGGTCAGAAGCATAAGGTGTGGAAGACACAGATAGTCGCTGTGACCATAGAGCTTGTGTACACCCCTGAGTCAGTTGAGGCTACTAAGCAGGACGTAGCAGGAAGCTCACCAATGCCTCAGTTTGATAACTTTGATGATGACATACCGTTCTGATTAGTGCGTATTTTAGTGGCTTGTGAATACTCTGGCATTGTACGAGATGCCTTTATTGCAAAAGGTCATGATGCTTTTAGTTGTGACCTTTTGCCTACTGAAACAGAGGGGCCGCACATTCACGGCGATGTAAACATGATACTCAGCTATTCTTGGGATTTAGTAATCGCGCATCCACCATGCACCAGACTTTGCAATTCTGGAGTGAGGTGGCTGCATGAACGCAATCTTTGGGATGAGATGAGGGTAGCGGCTCAGTTTTTTCTTAACTGCCTAAATGCTAATTCACCAAAAGTAGCCGTAGAAAACCCAATCATGCACAAATATGCGCTCGATATTGTTGGGAAAGAGCCAGATTTTAGTTGCCAACCATATGATTTTGGTGACGCTGCAACGAAAAGAACTTGCTTTTGGACTAGAGGGCTATACCCGTTAAAGCCTACAAGCAGTCATCAGCATGATTTTTTTCTTGACCCAACTGAGGTAATTGACAAAAAAGACATCAAACCAGAGGTGCATCATATGCCGCCAAGCAAGGATAGGTGGAAGCTGAGAAGCATAACGTATCCTGGTATTGCTCACGCAATGGCTGAACAATGGGGTTAACGCATGGAAACGCACTCTGTCAACAATGAGGACGATTTAAAGACTGTCTTCCGGTCTGCCATGACGGTATTACGGAAGGAAGGCCAGTTGTCGATAGCGTTTTCAAGCGAGGGGATGGACTGCAAGGTATTTTCACTGCGTGGTCTGTCCCAGAACGCCTTGTTTCACATCTGGCTGCGTGAGGCGGCCAAGTTTACTTTCAAGAGTAAAGTCTCTGACATCGAGCTTGAGAGCATGAAACGCTACTGTAAGATGCGTTGCTACAGCGATACCAAGCAGAGTTTCCTTGTACAGACCCTTATCAACCCCAAGACCAAGGAGCGTAAGACAGACCTCACATCTAGCGGCAACTGGACAAAGGGAGAGATGACATTCTTTTTAGATTGGATGCAGTCGTTCTTTGCAGAAGAGGGGCTATTGTTAGAGGCTCAGGGCGATTACCTTGAATACAGTGGAAGCCAAAACGAATGAGAATACATTTAGAGATGAATGAAGAAGAGACAGAAGAGTTAATGGAAGTGGCTAGGCACGTTGCCAAGCTATCCGACATTCTTGACGAGTTGAAAGACCAAGTAGAGGAAATCAAAGACAAATTAGACCAAATAAAGGATGACCTATGAATACTTTAAAAGAAACTCTTTACGCAGCGGCTACAACCATATTGCTTCTGTTTATGCTGATGATGCTGCTCAACGGCATATTCTCTACCGACCCGTATTACAGCGAGGTCTGTGAACAAAGAAGGGCGTGGGAATCTACTGGTCACGACTATGTGGGCATACCCCCTGGTGCAGATCACTGCTGATGAACTACTACAAAACAAACGAGCAAACACTCATTTCGTTTTCTGGCGGCAGGACAAGTGCCTTCATGCTCCATAAAGTATTGGAAGCATATGACGGCTGTCTACCAGACCACTTTAAAGTTTGTTTCGCCAATACCGGCAAAGAAATGCCTCAGACTTTAGATTTTGTCAGAGATTGCGAGTCTTATTGGAATGTTCCGATAACATGGCTTGAATATGACGGTCGCAGCAAAGCTGATGACGAAAAGAAATATACCTATCACTACAAAATCGTTACTCACGATACTGCTAGTCGTTCTGGCGAACCCTTTTCAAAGCTAATTGATGATCTTGGTCAACTGCCCAATCCACGAACACGTTGGTGTAGCGGCCAGTTAAAGGTCCAGACCATTGACAGATACTTGCGTGATGTGGGTTTTGAAAGGCCGTATCTATCAATGCTTGGTTTGCGAGCGGATGAGCCTAGACGAGCCATGAGATTACTGGGAAAAGTGAGCGATGGATCTGAAAAAATATTGCCGTTATATCGAGACAAAGTGACGAAAGAAACCGTGTTTGAGTTTTGGGAAAACTATGATTTCGATCTTGGTTTGCCTAGCATCAACGGACTAACCGATTGGGGTAATTGCGATTTGTGTTTTTTGAAAGGGCAGAGAAAGAGAAGAAGCATAATTGAGCAAAGACCTGATCTAGCAGAGTGGTGGATTGAACAAGAAACCAAGTCGGACAAACTTTTTGATAGCTATGGTAAAAGTTACAAAGACCTGTCAATGATTGCTACCGACAATTTGAGCATGTTTGATGATGACGAATCATTGCCATGCTTTTGCGGAGATTAAAATGCACGAATACAAAAGCGTAATTCTAAAATGGATTGATGGAGATACAGTCGATGTTGATATTGATCTTGGTTTTGATTGTTGGCTTCACGGTCAGCGTATACGCCTTAATGGCGTGGATACCCCAGAGTCTCGCACTAGAGATCTGGAAGAGAAGAAATACGGACTATTGGCAAAATCATTCGTCCAATCTTTCGCGCCCGTCGGGTCCGAGGTCGTACTCAAGACCAGCAAGAAGGGTAAATACGGACGATACTTAGGTGATATCAAGTCAGGACGTAAATGGGTCTGTAGTGAACTCATCAAAGCCCATCATGCAGTGGAGTACTACGGACAGAGCAAATCTGATATCAAACAATCCCACATAAGAAACAGGAGCCTTCTCAATGGCAAACATAACGCTTAGTTTTAATCTAGCATCAAACCCAGAAGTCAAAACAGACTTTGAAAAGGCCAAGACAAAAGCCTCTGAGGCCACTGGTCTACGCCTGACAAACGCGCAGACATTAGCCAAAGTCCTTGCATACTACCTCGATGAGCAACTTACAGAGGAAGCTCCAAAGATCAATGGCAATGCCTCACCAGAAACAGGCTACAAATCGCCCTACGGATAAAACATGCCAAACGTCAAGATAACATCTGCTGATACCTGGTTCTCCAAGTGCATCAGAGAAGCTGCTGATTGGACTTGTGAGTGCTGCGGCGGCAAATATGAAGAGGGCAGTATGGGATTACACTGCTCTCACTACTTTGGGAGAAGGGCCAAATCCCTGAGATTCTGTCCAGACAATGCTTTTGCACACTGCTTCGGATGCCACCAGCGGCTAGGTTCTAACCCTGATGACTTCCAGAGATGGATGGTAGACAAGGTAGGTGAGGGCATGATGGATATCTTACGAGAGAAGCGTAACGATATTGGTTTGGCTAAGTCCATCAATAAAGACCTGAAGGGCGTAGCCAAACACTATCGAGAAGAACACAAACGACTAAAGGCTCTGCGTGAGCGGGGTGAGGTCGGTTTGCTAAAGATTATTGAGTACTAGCTTGTTGCTCTGGCTTATCTTCTGCCAATACATTTTGTATGCCTATCGCCAACGCCGTAGAGTCTTTAAGAAATTGGTTCTGACCTTCCCGCCCAAGCTCGGACGCTTGTGGCAGCAATACTTTTTGTTTCACAAATAAGGACGCAAGTTCTCTTGGATCGCGATTCTCTTGTGGTGTATTTTTTATATATGCGGAGAATACTTTTTGGTAATCTTCCCCCGCGTTCACTATGCTTTGCATAAGTTTTACGTCACGTTTCATAACAGATGCCGCTAACGAGGATGTTGCCTTCGCAAAAGCTGTACCACTTAATATCCCTAGAGTTAAAGCTGTGTTACCACCTCCAGATAGAATGGCCCCGCCACCGAATACCGCTCCATATATTAATGAGCGGATAAGGTCATTAGAATTAAAACCTGCTCCTGATACAAAGTTCAACAACTTGCTCAGACCTTGCCCTTCCATTGCGCTTTCTAATAGATTTTCTTCCCTCTGGCTCCAGTTACCTGTCCAAGCTTTATTTTGCGGGTCAATTAGGTTCTGTATTTTATTTTTTAACGTTTTGACAATTGGTTCTCCTTTTTTGACAGACAGATCTGCGCTCCTTAGCATATCTGACAGAATACGCGCATTACCCTCACGGCGCGTCAACTCTCTTGCAGTTGCTACAACCTCTTGTACTGTCTGACCCTTTAATTTTTCAGGGAAAATTGGGTTCCAGTTGAAAACGTCTTGATCCAATTCTTTAGCTACGTTGTAAGCTATTTTACCCTCTGTAGTCTCATAATTAATTGTTTTTAACTTTTTTATATCATTCAATAATCTTGTAAAGGTTAGCTCACCTTCAGCCGCAGTAGTTTTAAGGTTATTTAAAATGTTAAATGTAGTAGCGTTCCCCGCGCCATCTAACGTGTATTGATTAATTATATTGTCTACTTTCGCAATAAATGGTTTGATGTCGGGTGAGTCGATTCGCGCCCCTGAGTCATCGATCATTCCAAAAAATGTTGTTTTCAACCCTTTAAGCTCGTCAATCGAGGGGTTCGCGTCTTTAAGAAAGTTATTTTTTGTGTAGTTCAATAGTCGCGCAGCGGTTGCCGACCAAGCTGCGGGAGCAAGCACCTGTCCTGCAAGCCTGATAATATCATTTTCACCTAACGACTCTACCGCTAACTCACCCCCTGCTCCAGATAAAAGTCCAAAACCAACATCTTGCTGTGCAGTTGTTTTGCCCAACTCCTGCATAACTCTTTGGAAGGCTGTAGGACTCAAAGTTGATGCTTGACGCGCCAAGTTAGAAACAGCCCTTGTAAAAACACCAGACGGGACAGAAAGCGTGGCTAATTCACCCGCCGCTGCTATCACTCTAGTTGTTGAATCATCTCCTGCAAAAGCACCCCTTTCAGGAACACGGCTTCTAAAAAAGCCACCGCCCTCTGGCGAAAGAGTGCCTTGCCGAATTGCTGCAATGGGATACTGTACAGGCGCAGTCGCAACGTCTAGCAGTTCCGCTAATGGCCTGTTAACCCCAGTTACAGCCTCCATACCTCTATCGATCAGAGATGGACGCGCACGACTTATGGTTGGCAAGTCAGGAAGGGGAGTGTTGCGCCTGACCCTCTCTGCCGCCACATACTGTTTCAACGCCTCTTCGTTGTCAGCGATGTGTTTGGGAACATCAACTGGGAAATTTCCTCGCGCTATCACCGTCACAATGTCTGATGCATTTTCTAAATTATCGTCTTGGTTTGACATACTTCACCTTTAGAGATCGTTCCTATAAACGGTATTCGGAGGTGTTGGTTCTGGTTCTCGCCCAATGTATTGATCGTATTCCAATGTCACCGAGGCGCGATCTCGTTGCTGTTGCAAGAAATTTTTAACCACTGCTAAATTTTCTAAAAATTGATCTCTATTGCTTGATTGTAAAAGAGCAGCAATACGATTTTGCAAAACAGTCATCTCTCTGTCTGACAGTTGCCCAAATCCACTGGCTCCAGTTGCCGAACCCTCTCGATTCTCCTGCAAGCCCGTTAGTCCTAATATGCTGTTTAATGTATCTAAATCGACTCCCAACTCAAACTCATTTGTACCTGGAACATATGACAAAAATACGTTCATAAATCCACCAACCAACTCATCACCTGTCGCATCAGCGTTACTTATATCTTGCTCAATGCGCTGTATGGCTTGAAGACCTAGATCAGCCTCAGTTGTTAATAGACGATTTCGTGCGTTTAAAGCTCGTAAATCGTCTTTTGCTTCGCGTATCGCTTTGGCTCCAGACGGAACCGATATATATTCTTTTACGTCTTCGCCGTCTTCATTTTGTCTTATGACCTCTTCCCATTCTTCGCCAGGTATTCGGTGCTTTACGATTCGTTGTCCAGCCTCTGCGACTAATTGGTTTTTTTCCGGTGTGGACAGAGAATCGTCATTTCGTATTTTGCTTTCTTCCTCGTAGAATCTGAACAATGAACCGGCATCATACTGGATCGATGACATATCAACGTCGATAACACCATCAGTATTCGTTACTGGTGTAATGAATCGATTATTATCAAAGTCATATACTTGTCCGTTTCCAATCGCTTTAATATTAGCCTCTGGACTCACCAGTTTATAAAATTCTTCAAAATTGCTGCCATCAAAACTGCCCCCCTTCACTAGCGTAGTTAGCCTATTTTTTTCTGTTGGGGACAGATCAGAAGTCATAACAAAACTTTCCAAGCTATTTCGCTTTGTTTCAAGTCTTTCTTGGTCTTTAGCTTGTGTTTCAAGTTCATTTTCTCGCTCTTTGCGTCTTTGAGCAGCGTCTGCCAACTGGTTCATTGTTTGTAATTGCGTTAATTGTGCTTGTGCTTCTGCTGCTGATCGCGCTGCTGTCTGTGCAGCAGCTTCTTGTCTTAACGCTGTTGCTTGAGCTGGAGCTACATCCTGAAGAGCTACCGCAAGATCTCGTAGACCTTCCGGTGTACTTGCATTACCTTTACTCAATATTTCTTGAACCTTTTCTCCCTGTGTCCTGACATCAAGGCCAAGCATACCTCCCAACGCTCGTCGCGTATCTTCTCTGCGTTGTGGCAGTTGACCTGCAATAGCCGTGACTGTTGGAGCTGCTGTCGCTGTCAATCTTTGACCAAGACTAGCACCAGCACCCGTTCTTAGGTTTCCTGTAAGCTCTCGACCCAGTAACGCCCCCTCAGTCAACATTCGTGTTTGTCTTTGCTGATCTGTTTCGATAATGTCACTAAACAGTGATGGTATGTCTATAGCCATTACTAACTCCGATAACTAGGGGGTATATTCTATCGTGCCTGTAGTTGGATCAATACCAACCCCAGTGCGGTTACTAATTTCATTTATCAGGTTGTCAAAAAAATTACCCCCGCTTGATCCACCGCTTGCCGCCGCTCTTTCTCTTGATTGTGCATCACGTTCTCCGCGCAGCAGATCAAACAATCCTTGGTATTGCTGCTGTCTGAGAGCATTTTGCAAACCTGCAAATCCAAGTTCTGTTTCCAGTCCTGCCTCACCTAGCGCAGCACCCAGACCCAAACCAGTTCGCTCAAGATCTGTCGCAAGTCTGGTTGCCTGTAATTGTGGTGTCAGCGTCCTCAGAAGCTCTTGCTGTGGCACAAAAGCCGTTGGTATTGCAGACAGCCCAAGCTGACCAAGAAGGCCCATACGACCCCTAAACTCTTGTAGACCTTGTAGTGTTTGCCCAGACTGCAAGGCTTGCTCTGCTCTAGCTTGCTCCATAGCAGATATAGATGATCTAGCTCTTTGTTCTTCGATAGCCTGATTTAGTGCAAGTTGCTCTGGCGTACCGCCAAAAGCTGCGGTCCTGACACCAGTGCGACCCTGACCCAACAAGCGTTCCTCAAGTTGTAGTCTTGCTCGTTCCCTTGCGGGTTCTTGTGCAGCCTCAAGTCTGGCAAAAATATCTGCTTCTCTACCTGCTCTTTGACTAGGATCTTGAGTAAGCATACCAATAAGTGCGCTTTGCTCTTGCTCTCTTGCAGCGGGATCATTTAAGAAGTCAAACGCACCTTGTCCAAATCCTGTCAACGCACGTTGTATGTTAGCTTCTTCTGGACTTAGAGCAAGCTCTGTTCCTTCTCTAGAGATTGTTGCAGCAGACGGCTGACCAAACACATTTGTGCCAGTTACAGTAAATGGCCTGAATTGTGATTGCCTCTCAACTTCACCAAGCAAACCGCCTTCGTAATTAGGCAAATTCGGTTCGCCTGATAAACCTGTCAGGGCAGTTCTTCGCATTTGATCTATGTCATCAATGCCTCTGTCTGTAAGAACATTCTGACCAATAGCTCCTATCAGACCCGCAGCGGGACTTCCAAAGAAGTTACCAAGCGTCTGTTGAATTGACATTAGTAAGTCCCTCCATCAAGAGTGGCGGTAAATGTCGTTGATACCGTAAGGTTTGCAGCCGTCATTGTTCCGGTAAATGTTGGGTTTGCTGCATCTGATTTAGTAGCTACCGCAGTAGCAATGTTATTAAACTCCGCATCAATCTCTGTACCCTTTACAACTTTTGCGGCGTTGCCTGACACCAACGAATCTTTAGCAGCAAAGTTAGTAGTTTTAGTGTAGTCCGACATCAGACAATCCTTCCTAATAAAGCGTGAATATTTAGTTGTTGTATAGCAATAGATTTACCATTTACGGTGGTTTCTACACCAACCGCTACCACAGCACCAGATCCAGATGTATTGATCTTCTGTCTGTTTATTAGATTAAGTGACCCAGAATACTCTGCCGTAGTGTTGTACTCTGATATGTTGTATTGCGCTGAGTTGTTTGATGGCAGGGTGTACACCTGCTTTTTGTAGGCATTTGAATAGTCATATGCCCAGTTCAACACAACTGGAGCTTGCGCTCCGTCAAATGTCGTAAGATTGACTTTTTTGAGAAACTTTAAAACAGAGCTATCACCAAATGCCAAAGGATGTGAAAAGTAACTCAGTTGATAAGCTGTGTTGTCATCGTCATATCCTGCATATTGAGCAAGACCTGTAGACACACCAAAGTAAATAGTATCGTCTGCTAAATTGGTAAAACTTAGCGGTGCGATTGCAGTCCATGTTGTAGCTCGATGCGAGCCGTCTTGTAAGGGAAACCTAGTGTCAAACACAAAGACCTGCTGCAATGCAGGAAAATTAACTAAAACGAACGCCTCTTTTGCGCTGTAAAGCGTTTTGATGTTGCCCGTTTCAGCAGCAATAAGAGCCTTTATATCGCTGTTTACATTTTTAGATACATCACCAATCGGAGAGGACTTTTCTTGTATTGTTCTGGCAATACTACGCATACCAGACTTATCAAGAAATAAAAGGTCTTTACCTGTAGACACAACGCAATCACGCGACACACAACCAATATTGGATATAGTATCAGCCAATGTCATTGATGCAGGTGACTCTGCACCAGAGTAAAGTAATATAGAGTCCTGTCCAAATATAACCAAAAAGTCATTATGAGCTGCTAGAGCCACTATCTCATCGTAGCCATTAGGCCAGAATTTAGAAATATCAATTGAGCCTGAAGACCCTGAGTTCCAATCTGTTCCGTCTAACAAGTCGCTAAAGAATACAGTAGATTTATCTGCTGCAAAGTCAGCAACAAACAACCTGCCAAACGCTGCTAATACTTCATTTGCTTGTGGTGGCGTTCCTGATGATCCAGTATGTGCAGACATTTTTTGTACTGCATTAGCACTGTTAGAAAATACCAGCGGCTCATGTCCTCTCTGGAAGAAGTATGCTTTACTGTTAAAATTAACAATCTTCCAGTTGTTTGCTGATACAGTATAAGAACCTGGAGTAGCATCTGCTAATGTAGATGTACCAGTAAATATCTTGTTATTACCCGCCGTAAAAACTTTAGTATTTCCTGCCTCATCGCGGAACTGGTGTACAGCCTCTATGCCAGCAGAAGACCCTAATACACTGCTGCCATTTGATGACACCATTTCATAGCCTTTACGAGCAGCAATTCTACCTTCTTTGTCAATAATGCAATTATCTGCTACTGACGCAAATGTAGGATCTTGGGCCAAAGGAGCGTCTTGCGTATTTATACCCGCAAACCCTGGAGCCGTTATTGTTATGCTTTGTAGTTTCTGAGCCATTAGATCACCTGAAACGTAAGCTCCGCAGGATATCGATTTGCATCAAAAGCAACCGCATCAGATAACGCTGTAGACGCTACCGCAAACTGCTCTGCTGCTGACTGGCCGCCTGTCTCGCCTCGCTCTCGTAAAGCCATGGCATAAGCTAACTGTATTACAGGGTTGCTTGGTATAGATAAGATGTCCGAGTCTGACGTTAAATCAACTTGCGGCACAACTACATCAAACCTTATTGCAAATACTGCATTAGGCTCTGGATATAATTTTATTTTTAAATCTTTATTTGTATCAGTTCCGATAAATGTAAAGTAGTCTGGTGATCCTGCAACGACAGCCGTATTAAAATACACGTTGTTAAAATACGATTTACTGCGTTGATACATAAACTTCTGGGATGTTGTGTTCATAACATCCTTTATCACTGCCTGATCTCCGCTACCAGTAATAGAATACTCGCTCGTTCCACTTGTAGTGCTGATCGTTATAGCATCCCGCAATGCAGTCCAATCAAATGAGTTTTCTACTACTTTTTTGGCATCATTTACCAAGTCACCAATAAGACTTGAATAGTCCGTACCATTGGCCGTTACTACCTGATCTTCTCGCAATCTACGCATTACGTTATTTATAAGGTCTAAATACGTCATGCTAACAACCTCCGTATTAGCCCTGAATATTGTGATACATTGTTCATTTCAAACGACATTGGCTCAAATAACTTGCTTGGTTCTGACATTACCGCAGGGACAATCTGAGGCGTTGTTACCATGGTTAACAACCCTGTCTTACCTGGCTCTCCACGCAACCCCTGTATACCTTGCAAGCCCTGCAAACCTTGTAGACCTTGCTCTCCCTGTATGCCTTGGTCACCTTGGTCACCTTTGTCACCTTTGTCACCTTTTTCGCCTGTTGCACCAGTTGCACCAGTTGCACCAGCTTGAGTTGTTGTGCTAGTTCCATTTGTTGTAGCAGTTTCATTTGTTGTAGCGGTGTTATTTGTTACGTTTGTGTTATTTACACTGTTTGTAGTATTACTATTAGACTGATTATTATTCCCAGTATTGCCACTTCCATTGTTATCTCCTGTTACTTCAGGACGACCAAGAATACTAATCGCGTCTGCGTTGTTGGTCATGCCCATAAGTATGCTAAGCAACTCTTCAAAGAAATTAGGATCATCATCTTTGCCATACATTTCTGACATCTGACCCACCGTCAAACCTTTGTCGTTTGCATCTCCAATGACAGCAATACGGGCCTCTTCATCTCCTGCTCTAGCCTTATCTATGGTTTCTTGTGGCAATGGCGGCAATGGACTAATTGTTTCTGTATTTGAATCGAGATTACTTGTATCTAATGGAAGTGTATTTGCATCCAAACCACCTGTATCAATAGTGCTTGGAGGTATAGTTGTCTGATTAACATTACCTTCTGGTAGTTTATTGCCTAGAACATCGTATCCACCAGCCATGAGAGCCGCATTTACCTCTTCTTTAGGTATACCAAGTGCTTGTGTTACAACGTCTGAGCTAAATCCAGAGTTACGCAAAAACTCTGCTACTTTATCTACCCTTTGATCTTCAGGTATTTGGTTCTGTATTTGCGTTAGGACATTTACTACATTGTCAAATAGCGCCTCTTCACGCTCAAACATTCCCTCTGTGTCAGAAAAATCAGGTCTATTTATTTGATATAAAATGTCATCAAGCAAACTCATTTCCGCAGGATCGCCAAGAACCTTATTTTGGTATCCGACCCCAGTGCGACCCAATGTCACATCAGACATATTTCTTATCCTTTCCCATTTGAGCCGCCATAGAAAAAGGCAGCACAAGTACCCAAAATACCGCTCAACTGGCCTAAGACTAGGCTAATAATAGTCTCATCATTCTGATCGTGCGGCATAACTGTTACAGCCATAACATAGGCTCCGTACAACAACAAAGCTAATATACAAAACACTTTAGGAGTAACATCACCAGAAAATTTATTTCTGGCATCTTTGCGATCTTCAACCTCAGTCTTAAATGACTCAAGATCTATCTCCATTTCTCGTATACGATCTTTAAAATCTTTGTCTGCTTGTTTTAATAAAGTTGCTTTTTCTGGCTCTTTTTCTATCAGATCTTCTATTTCATTGGCTGTTGCATCTGGTATTCCTAACTTTTGCGCTGCCATTTTGACAGCCATACCCGCCATCGGGCCTCCAGCAGCACTGGCTATTGTAGGGGCTAGTGACTTTAAAAGCCCACCTAACTTCATTCTTTAGTCTCTTCAACAATTTCATCAATGGTGTCGCATACGTCTGGAACAACAACGCCCGTAGTTGCAGATAAAGCTCCTCTACCAACTGCCCGTACACCCTTATAGAACTGACTACAATATAGCTCTTTGTTAGCTATGACCTGTTCAACAGAGGTGCAACTTGGCAAACAGATTAAAATTCCAACACTAACTAGCTTCCAGTTCATCAGCCATTTTCTCCAGATCTTGTTTATCTTGCTTTCGTATATCGGTAACTTTCTTTGCAGCATCTTCTTTTTGTTCAAGATACTGTTCAAGTCTCTCTGCATACCCTGCCATCATGTGATCCGATATCCGGTCTTTCAAACCACCTCGATCTACCTTTCTGAACAAATCTCCAGGGTTAACAACATTTGTACCATTGTTAGCAAAATACAACATTGTCTGGCTTACACTAGGGCCATAACAAAGTCTTGGTATTCTCGATACAATGTCGCTTCCTTGTACGCACGATATTTGATAATCCAAATCCATTGGCCGCTTAAATCCTTTGAAAAACGTGTTTGGCTTCCCAAAAGTCACAAGATTTATATTCTTGTGTTTCTTGTACATTTTAGCCGCAGATAATTCTGCCAATGCGCCACCAAGGCTATGCCCACAAAACAATGTACGTTTTTTAGGATCAAGATGTTCTTTAATCTGACTCCATATTGAGGCGTGTTGTAAAACAAAACCCCCATGACACAATCGTCCTGCATATGGAACAGGTATTACATTTATATCTGTAAGAACATCTAGTTTCTGTTGGGTTCCTCTAAACGCTACAACGTCTATAGTTTTGCGTTTTGCAATGTATGCAGTTGCGCTAGTCCATGTATTTTCTATTTTAATTGCATCTCTGACATCATCTTCGTAAGCCTTTTCAGACCAACTGGATGCCATTTTTAACAGAACGGGATCAAGTTTCATTTATTCCTCGACATTAAGTGGGTTGTCTAATATTCGTTGTATGCGCTCTTCTAAGTCATCACGCATTTCTCGCAATTCATTATCAATGTCTCTAAGGCTGTCATTAACGCGCTCTTCTAGAGCATAGACATCATCCCTTAGCTCTCTTGTTGCCAAAACAACAGAATCATCTGTATCTCTTGCAACACGCTCTACAATGTCTATATCTGACTGTAATCGATCCATATTGTTTATTAACTCTACAATGTCTTGATCTATCGCTCTTTTCACTGTTTCTATTAATACTTCAGCCGAATCTAATTTAGTATCTAATACAGCAAGCTCTTCATCATAAGAACTAAGATCTGGGGAGACATAGGACACAATTGCCTCTTCGGCTGTTAGAAGCCGCTGATACAACTCAAAGCCGCCCCACATTGCAGCCCCTATGCTCCCCAGAAACGGGATAACAAGAAGCAACTTGCCCCCTGAAACTTTTACTTCGCCAAACTCTACCTCTGCCACTGCAAATCTACCAATTCACCATATCCACCATTATCAGTCATACGCAGCAACCCTGAGAGATTCGGCCTTAATTGATTTGATGGGTATGGCTGCGTTGACTGATAAAACTGTGACCTGTCAGATAAACTAACATTGTCATATTGATTAAAGGCAGGATTACTAGATATCAAAAATACCGCTAAACTTTGATCTGTAAACCCACCTGCATCTCCAATATCTTCGAGTTGATTTTCAAGACTTTGCTCAATGTCCTGTTGGCTCATTGTCTGTAGCTGAGTTTCTGCACGTTGGACAGTACGCTGCTCCTGTTGGCTTGGCGGTGCAACGTCAAAACGACTGAAATCCGGTAGCTGAGCAGACAGAAACTGACCTATGGACTGACCTGTGGCTATTGCATCATTGAAGTCGTTCTCAAATTGCATTTGACTAGGAGGCGCTAAGTCCTCTTGCGTCAAGCCATTCGACTGCTGCTGCTCAGACTGATTATTTGCAGTTTGTGCTATTTGCTGTTGCATACCTGCAATGGTCTGATCTGGGCCTGTATCCTGAGATATACCCATATTCTGTGCTTGAAGCCCAAATGACTGCGATTGCCCAGACAAACTCAAAGCAATACCGACAACATCTACTGATGGTTTAACAACGGCACTTACTGTTTCAGCGACAGGTTCTGCCCTTGTTTCGGCAGCAACTTCAACCGGTGCAGCTTGCGCTTCCACAACTTGCGCCTGTCGCACTACTGGTTCTGCCCTGATAACAACTCGCTCTGGAGCTGGTTCTGGTCTTGGCTCACGAGTTACCTGAACAACTTCTACAACTTCAGCAGGTCTAGCTTCTCGCACCTCTTCAACTTGTGCAGGTTCACCCACAATCTCTGGTGCTTGCTGCTGTTGGTCTTGTCTAACTGGCTCCCCCGTGGGTGCTCTACCCATTACCTGTGGGCCTGTAAACATCTGCTCTTGGGGCGCATTTTGATATACCTGCGGTTGCGCTATCTGTGTTAAAACACGAGGTCTGCCCATTGCATCCGGTTGATCAAGATTCATAAAGTCATCAGCAGAATCGCCAAACACAGTATCTGTTGCCTGTTCTGCGTAGCTGGGTGGAGCAGAAACCTGACCTCCACCGCCCTGTGGTTGATTTAACGTGCTTGCAGACATAACTAAACTTGCAACACCGTTGTTTAATCCAAAAGTTGTACTGCCGCCATAGTTTTGAACATCATTGGTAGTGAAACCATTCATTTCCCATTCTTGTGTCCAAGAGCCACCGTATCCATCACCATTTGGGAAATTAGGGCCACCATACCAACCAACAAATGCCTTGTGGTGAAAACTCACATTGACATCTTGGTACTCAAATTTAAATCCACCAGTACGATCAAGTGTGAGGCCAAAGGTGTTCTCATTTGTAGTGGCGTATTCTCTAACCTTGTTCCACAAAAAACTCGTTGATTCAGAATTAGTTTTGTAAAAATATCCTGCGTTTGCATCGCTGCTAGTGTCATCTAAGTCAGTCCACAGGGGAGCAAGCATATATGAGAAGCTGCCAATACCGTAAGTTCTTGGCATATACGTTGGCATTCCTGTAGCATGAGTATAACCATCACAACAAAATCCACTTGCAGGAGCAGATTGTAGCCCGATATTTGTCGTTGGGTTATACATCAACACAAAACCGTTAGTACTCATCCACGCATGGGTAAACACTTGATCTAACCACGGGAAGGTATGTCCCATTTCTATGCTGACAGCCTTATCATCTACGCCAGACATAACCTGCGTCATACCATCTGGAGACAAGTTATCTGCAAAAGTTGCAGCAGGAAAAATTAAAGGCAATAGATATCTTTTCATCTTACCCTGCGATCTGGCTCTGGAATTTGGTCAGGATTTGCTTCCCAAAGAGCTTTAGCGTCATCACCAATTTTTCCATCATATGGACATGGAGTTCCAGCACTCATCATGCTTGACCAAACACGATAGTCCTGGCACATCAACGACACAGCAGCGACACGCATTCCCATATCGTATAGCGTTTTGCCTAATTTGATTCGCTCACAATTTATATCTCTGACTGAACGACCTGTAGACAAACCTAATATCTGTGTCTGAACTGCCCCTGATATACCTGTTGTGCATAGGTCTTGGCTATAGCTGCTGCCAATACTTGGTGCAATAGCACTTGGCGGGGGCGACTCTACTTTCTGTGTCACTCGCTGTGTTGAGTCGCTAATGCTTTGGCTATTGTTCACGTTGTTGTTTGTATTTAACGCCGTAATGTCACTGACGCTATTTGTGGTCGTAAAACTGGTACTGTTTGACGTTGTGTTACTTGTTGTGTTGTTAGTATTTAAGTTTGTATTGCTGTTTGTTGAGATTGTATTGTTTATGTTTGTATTGGTGTTGTTACTTGTACTTGTATTTATGTTTTCAATCAGACCATTGTAGTCCATCGAGTTGATATTAGTGTTTAAGCTCGTTGAATCTGTGGTGGTGTTGATTGTACTGTTATTAGTATTAGTGTTTGTTGACGTACCCGTGTAGGTTGTATTGTTTGCATTATTGTTATTGTTGGTATTAATAGACGAGCTCGTACTTGTAGCAGTCGTAGTTATTTCCGTCTGCGTCTGTCCAATAACAGGCATAGCAAAACAACTACATATTACTAAAGCCAAAATACGTTTCATTAATCATTCTCTTGGGTCTATCCAGCCTTCTACCGCTGTGAACGTGCCGTCACTCGCACAGGTGTACTTGCACCCGTACCAGTCGGTTGGCT